TTACAGACATCCCGGTAGACCTCAACACGCTGTGGTCGCCGGACACCTGCCCGGTGCATCTGCTGCCTTATCTCGCCTGGGCATTTTCCGTTGACCACTGGGATCGCAACTGGCCGGAAGAGACAAAGCGACAGGTGATTCGTGATGCATGGCTGATACACCGACACAAAGGGACCATCAGCGCACTGCGAAGAGCCGTGGAGCCTCTCGGCTACCTGATTGAAGTAAAGGAGTGGTGGCAACTCAACGAGGAGCCGGGAACATTTCGCATTGTTGTCGGAGTACTTGATCAGGGCATCACCGATGAAATGTATCAGGAACTTGAGCGCCTTATTGCGGATGCAAAACCAGTAAGTCGCCATCTGACGGGGCTGGCGATCAGCCTGAGTGTGAACGGAAAGATTTTCGTTGGTACGGGATGCTATCACGGCGATGCCCTGACGGTTTATCCCTACACCCCGGAGTCCATTATTGTCGAAGGGGATTATTTCCCTGCCCCGGCCATTCATTTAATTGATAATCTGAGAGTAAACGCATGACAGTGAAATACTACGCCATTCTGACTAATCAGGGCGCGGCACGACTGGCTAACGCGACGATGCTCGGCAGTAAGCTGAATCTGACGCAAATGGCCGTTGGTGATGCAAATGGTGTGTTACCAACACCAGACCCTGCACAAACAAAACTGATTAACCAGAAACGCATTGCACCGCTGAATCTTCTGAGTGTTGACCCTAACAATCAGAGCCAGATTATTGCGGAGCAAATCATCCCTGAAAACGAGGGAGGATTCTGGATCCGTGAGATTGGTCTTTATGATGATGAAGGTGTACTCATTGCGGTGGCAAACTGCCCGGAAACGTACAAACCGCAGTTGCAGGAAGGCAGTGGACGCACCCAGACTATCCGCATGATTCTGGTTGTCACGAACACCGAAGCTATCACGCTGAAAATCGACCCGTCTGTGGTTCTGGCAACCCGCAAATATGTGGATGATAAAATATCAGAGCACGAACAGTCACGACGTCACCCGGACGCCTCGCTGACCGTAAAAGGTTTTACTCAGTTAAGCAGTGCAATTAACAGTGAATCAGAAACACTGGCCGCAACACCGAAAGCGGTTAAGGCTGCATATGACCTGGCTAACGGGAAATATACCGCCCAGAACGCCACCACTACACAAAAAGGGATTGTTCAGCTCAGTAGCGCCACGAACAGCACGTCTGAAACGCTGGCAGCGACACCAAAAGCTGTTAAGGCGGTAATGGATGAAACGAACAAGAAAGCACCATTAAACAGCCCGGCACTGACCGGAACGCCAACAACACCAACAGCGCCACAGGGGACTAATAGTACCCAGATCGCAAGCACGGCTTTCGTTATGGCTGCGATTGCCGCACTTGTAGATTCGTCACCTGATGCACTGAACACGCTGAACGAACTGGCTGCGGCGCTGGGCAATGACCCGAATTTTGCGACCACCATGACTAACGCGCTTGCGGGTAAGCAACCGAAGGATGCCACCCTGACGGCGCTGGCGGAGCTTGCTACATCAGCAGATAAACTCCCATATTTTACAGGGGCAGATCGTGCCGCGTTAACCGCGTTGACAAGTGTTGGACGTGCCATTCTTGGTAAAACCAGCACTCAGGGAGTTCTTGATTACCTTGGTTTGGGAGAAGGTGCTCCAGCTATTGGCGTTCCGTTCTTCTGGCCGTCCGCAGCAATGCCAGATACCGTAATCGATAGCTGGTCCAGCATGGTGTTTTTGAAGTTCAACGGCGCGAAATTCTCTGCCACTGATTACCCTGTGCTGGCGAAAGTGTTTCCGGCGCTGGCATTACCTGACGCACGCGGTGATTTCATTCGTATCTGGGATGACGGACGCGGGATTGATGTCGGACGTACCCTACTTTCAGGGCAATCACACACAATTATGGATCATGCACACAATATGGAATTGTGGACGGGGGACGGGCTTGTCGCAGGAAGTACACGGGAAGGAGTCAACCCAGGAATACTGGCTACATATGGTGACGGGGGAATAGTTAAAACGGACGAACCCGGTCTTAGGGTGCCTTCCTCACTACGAGCTATTAGCTCTCGTAGCGTTAAACGTTATGGTGAAATTAGTGGAAATGTAGGTACAGAAACCCGCCCACGAAATATTGCATTTAACTTTCTAGTGAGGGCTAAATAATGAAACCTGTTTTTGATGAAAATGGGCTGGCTACAGTACCGGGTAATATGCGTTGTTTTTATTATGAGGCAGTTACGTATGAATATACTGGCTGGTCTGATGAATATATTAATACTGGCGTAAGTATGCCCGCTTGTTCCACTGGTATTGACCCGGGCGAATACATTCCGGGAAGAGTGGCAGTATTTACGGGTAAGGGATGGAGCCATGAAGAAGACCACCGCAATGAGACTGTTTACTCAATCGAAAATGGCGCAGCTGTTACAGTGGATTATATCGGTGCCATCAAAGACGGTTATGTCACGCTTTCACCGTTAACGCCATACGATAAATGGGATGGTGAGAAATGGGTGACGGATACCGAGGCACAGCATAGCGCCGCACTAGACGCGGCAGAAGTAAAGCGCCAGTCGCTGATTGATGCTGCAATGGCTTCCATCAGTCTGATTCAACTGAAATTACAGGCCGTGCGGAAGCTGACGCAGCCAGAAAACACCCGACTTAACGCTGTGCTGGATTATATTGACGCGGTGACGGCAACAGATACCAGCACCGCACCGGATGTCATCTGGCCTGAACTGCCGGAGGCGTAGGCCATTCAATATCTGGCGCACCGGAAGTATCGACCAGTTCCAGTGCGTCCAGATAATCCAGCCACAAATTATATTGCACCAGTTCCTCACCTTTCAGGCGACCAATCGCCGCTTTACCAGGCCATTGCTTACTGTTTATGTATTCGTTGACCTGATTAATCAATTGCTGCTTTTTCAGTTCGGCTGCGGCAATTTGTTCCTCATGAGTTGGCGGTGGAATATCAATCCATGCAGGCATTCCGTCGATGACACCTCTGTATTTTCCTTCTGGTGCTTCCTTCATAAATTCGGCAGCAACAGTGTCGTCAATTTCGATTCCATCATCGGGCCATTCGCCGGATTCCTGATAAGCGATTTTAAGCTCCACAGGGAAAAACGCATTTTTATCGGCACTGAAAATATATTTCTGCATTTCTACCGTCCTATCGAAATATAACTGAATCTGTATTGCTGTGAGATATCACTGGTTGCCACACGCCACGCTGAATTACTGATATGTTCAAAATTTACAGACAAAACCTGCGGGGCAGGAATCGACGGGTCTGACTGAACGGCATCAGACATAACACTGACTGAAACCATCGGCTGATTAGGGAATGGTATAGGGAAGTGTCCACTGATAAAGCGGGTCGTGTTTCCTGCAAAAGTGCCAAACTGAACAATATATCCACCTGGTAGCCTGAACCATCCCGAACCAGAAGCGAATGCTCCCATATCCGGTATCTGATTATCTCCTGTGCCCACATTCCGTTTTGCCGCTTCTCCTAAACCAACGTTTAAGAAAATGCAGAGATTACGGCTAACTGGCATCATCCCCGGTTTTTATTCAGGGGATCCATCATGCTTATTGGCTATGTCCGCGTATCAACAAATGACCAGAATACAGAATTGCAGCGTAACGCGCTGGAGTGCGCAGGATGTGAACTGATTTTTGAAGATAAAATCAGCGGAACGAAATCAGCCAGACCGGGATTGAAAAAACTGCTCAGAACGCTATCAGAAGGAGATACGCTGGTTGTCTGGAAGCTGGACAGACTGGGCAGAAGTATGAAACACCTGATCACGCTTATTGAGGAATTGCGGGAAAAAGGTGTTAATTTCCGTAGTCTAACGGACAGCATTGACACATCAACACCCATGGGGCGTTTCTTTTTTCACGTCATGGGAGCTTTAGCCGAAATGGAACGTGAATTAATTGTAGAGCGTACACTGGCCGGGCTGGCAGCAGCACGCGCACAAGGACGCATTGGCGGACGTCGCCCGAAGTTGACAAAAGAACAACACGAGCAAATAGCGAGGCTGATTAAAAACGGTCATGACAGGAAACAACTGGCGATCATTTACGACATCGGCATATCGACGATTTATCGTTATCACCCTGTAGGCGATATACAGGCTGAAGAAACAACCAGGCAGACTCAGGAAAATGAAAACCGCTAATCTGACCATTAGCGGTTTTGCGTTAATCAAAACAGCCCTTTAACGGAGCTGGCCGCGCTGTTAAGGGATGATGTGACCTTATCTTTGAAGCCGGACAGCATATCACTGAACGATGAGGATTGCAGGCGCTCCCGCAAATCCTCATCACAGCGTTCAAGTGTCAGTGAAAATTCTATCTTTTTCGCCTTACCGTAGCGATCAAACTCGGAGCGGGTCGTATTCGTTTCAGTCAGTACATACATGCCGTAAATCTGTCCGACGCCATCAATCAGAGGCCAGGGGCGTCCTGTATACGCCTGCGTGGTCAGCAGCGACAGCGACACTTCGCCACCTGTGATTTCAGGATAAAGCACACCAGAAAGCACGATGCGATCATCGCCTGCCCCGATATACTGCCATTTCCGTCTTCTTCTTTGTGTTCAGCCACGCGAACGACGATCACCTTTGTGCTCACCTGGTCTGCGATGGCCTTAAGCGCACGATAAAGCGTCCCCGTTGTTCCGCATTTTCCCAGCACGTCATTGACGCGGGTCAGCAGTGTGGGCTTGTTCAGCGGGAACAGCTTCGCGTCCGCATCATCCGCCGTTGCCACGATACCG